CCTCCTTTAGGTTAGATCGTTATAGAGAACAAGCAAGACCATGCCGGTCGTATTCGTACCACCGGTGTTGTTGATCTTGCCCGCAGCGACGGTGAACTCCGAGGTCAAGTCGGCCAGGACCGTCGAGGAATCCTGATACATGACGTCGAGCTTATCGCCCGTCGTATCCGTACCGTCGCCGTTGTTGATCGTGTCCGCAGACGCGATCGTGAACTCGGACGTCCTGTCCGTATAGATACCGGACGTACCGTCCTGCTCCCATACGCCGATAAGCATATCGGCCGTTGTGATCCCGGTAACCGTATGGTCACCGGCGGAACCACCGCTGATAAGCTTACGGGCGATCGTAGGACCGATCGCGAAGACCTTGATTAGCGTATCACCAACAGCGATACCGGTAAGGGTAACGTCCCCGGCAGCCGCACCGGCTAACCGTACGGCCTTGACGGCCGGGAGAGCTCCTGAGAGCCCCTGAGATAGGCGCGTGGCGATAACGTGGGTCGCGGTAACGGCGAAGGCGACCGGAGCGGTACACCCTACCGTCGGAGCCGTATCGAGGCGGCCCTTTGTTGCCCCCACGTAGAGGGGTTGCCCGGGCGTCATACCCGTAGCGTATTCAAATCGGGAGCCTACCCCGAAGAGGGTAACGGGCTGACCGACCGCCGCCGAGCGCTTACTGAAACCCACAACCTTCGAGGCTTCGTTCGCCGCCGTCCCGTTGGACATATAAACAAGTCCATCGGACGCCTTGATATAACAAGGCGCACACGCGTCGATCGCTTCTCCCGCTTTAGCGTCGGGTATCTGCGCCGCGAACATGATTGAGTTTGTTTCGGCGTCGGCGGTAGAAATTCGAGTGACAAGTGCCATAGTTCTACCAGTTTAGATTCGATAACGACCAGACGCTCGTTTCTCATCGGTGAGCTCGGCGTCTGACTTGGTTTTCCCTTTCGCTCCGGCACCCGTCGTAACACCCGACCCCGTACCAACGGTAGAAGTGATATACCTCTTATCGATCGACGGAAGGATCTCCTCGGCGAGGACCTCGGGAAGCGTCTTGTCGGTCGGAGGGACGACGGGCGTCGCACCGTCCGACTGATAGAGCTTGACCTCTCGCTTCTTGACCTTGAGTCGACCGTTGACGGCCTTCTCTATAGCTGACTCGGCGATAAGTGGATCGACATGATGTTCGGACGTAAGGACCGACTGAACCTTCTCCTGAAAACGTTGCTTTTCTGTCTCGCCGAACTCGGCTTCGAGGGCCGCGATATCTTCCTTGTGTTTCGTATCGGCGTTCGAGAGCTTCGTCTCGTAGTCCGTGCGAACACCTTCGATATCCGGCGTCTTCTTGCGTAGATCCTCGGTCTTCCTCTTGAGGTCCGCGTTCTCGGCTTCGAGGCGCTTCCGTTCCTTCTTCCACGCCTCCTCGTCGTCTTTATGCTCCGAGTACGAGGCCGCGAAGCCCCGGTTAGAGAGATGAGTCTGTGCTTCCTTCGGCAAGGCGTTTGTAGCTTCGTCGAGGACCTTCCTCCGCTCGCCCTTGTCGGTTACGTCTTTGAGCGCTTCCGCGAGGGCTGTTGAGAAAGCATCGACTACGGTTTTCCAGTTCATTTGGTATCCTCCTTTAAGGATTGCTTGAACTGGCCATCCGGGTACCCGAGCTTAAGCGCCGGTTAATCGCGTCCAACCAGTCCAACGGTTACACGATTAGGGGGATGTGCCTTCCCGGCGTAGCTCTTGGGGCCGCTACGAGCGCCCGGCACGGATCTTTAGGGACATACCGTGATCGGTCCTACATATCATTGAGGGCCCCGGAATTGAGCCTCGGGGCCCTCTAAGGTGTGATATGAGATCACCTATCTATCATCGCTTCGAGAGTATTTTCGAGGGGCGTCCCGAGGATCTGCGGTACGGTAGTCCCGAAACGCCCAAAAAATATCATGACAAAAACCAAAAACAGGCAGAGGATATCATACGAAAGTCCGAGATCTTTGTCAAGTGCCTTGTAATTTTAGTTGTCCGACCGGTATATTAGATGGCGTAAGCGCCCAAAAAAAGCCGGGAGTGTCGCAAGCACTCCCGGCCGGGCGAAACCTCAAATTCCGTTAATCTATCGGAGGTTCCGACATGATTACAATTCCAAGCCGTACCAGTTCCCCGAAAAAGCCTAAAACCGTCCTCGCCTCCCGCCGGATCGCTATCACTATCCTTGAGGAAATTCTAAAGAAAGTTGAGCGGGATCAGTAGACGCGATCGGGCGGATCCTCGGGGATATCTCCCCATTCGACAATATCGTATAGTAACTCGTCGACGAACCGTGCGAGCCTGTACTTGATAGGGAAGTATGAAGGAGCACGTAACTCGGAGAACTTCTTCCATAGCTCCCGGAGAAAGCGCTCCCCGTCGGGATCGGTCGACCGCCATCCGTCCTCGCTATCGAAAGTCGCTCCATGGGCTCTATCTGTTATCGTTACGTAGATCATTTGAGGAAGAGATCCATTAGGAAATCAAAGTACTCCGGGTCCAACTCGGCCAACCGGCCGGGGTCCTTGTACAAGTACTCTATACCCATAGAGATTATTTCGGTTGCATTATTCGCGTAATCGCGACCCATATAGGGGTGGATGAACTTGTCGATCCAGGCGAGTTCGTTCGGGAGAGACGAGTCCCACGGCTTGTAGGGCCCCGTCGGTTTCCGCTTCTCAAGGAACACCAAAGCCTTCGCCTTTGTCTCTCCGAAATTATACTCTAGGAAATGCCCAAACTCATGTACAAACGTCGGCGTATCGTGACCCCCTTTCCAGACGATTGACTTGTACGCGTCGCTATAATAGGACCTATACCCCGAGGACCACTCTATACCTACCCCCGAGCGATACGTCCGGCCGTCCCCCACTAAACCGGAGATAAAGGACATAGCCTCCTCGGCCTCTTTCTTGTTTTTGGCGAGCTTGTCCCCGTAGAACCGGATATGTAGTTGCTCCGACGTCTTGTTCTTGAAGAAAGTCTGTCCCTTCTCTTCGTGAAAGATAACCTTCGCCGGGTCCCTCCTCTGATACTTGAGTATCTCCTTCCGGAGAATCTCGGCCTCGGTATCTTCGATCTCAAGGATCTGGCGGAGCAAGTCGTTGTTTTCTTCGTTGAGGGCCTTTATCCTCTTCTCGAACTCGGCCGTAGTTATGCGATCGTCCGCGAGCTCGTCAAACAGGCGGTCCTTCTTGTCAAAGATAACCTGTCGCTTCTCCGCAAGGACGCCGGTCCGCCGGTTCATCTCCTCTGTAGCTCGCCCGAATCCCTGGCGTACCTTCTCGCCGATCAAGAGGCGTACCGGCGGTACCGCATCCTCGGGAAACCCTTGAGCCTTCAGGAGTGCTTTCCTCCGGCCTATACCAGATCGATGAGCGGCGACAAGCTTCTCCTTTGCTATCTTCGTCTGACTCCTGACAAAGTTCTTTGTAATCTTGCGCTTCCCCCTCCCGTCATGCCGTGCCTTCCGGAGGACAAAACCCTCGTTGGTAGGGTTGATCTTTTGATACGACATGTACGGGTTAGCCCGAGGCGGCTCGCCCCACTCCTCCGCAGGCCGGAGGACCTTCTTAAGGTGGCAAGCGCAATGGGGATGAGGGAGGGCCGGTACGCAAGACGGGTGATACAACCCGGGCCCGTACCCCTGATAATCGCGTCCCTCGAAGAGGTCGCAGACGTCGGGCGAGGACCATAGCCCATCGTGGCGCCCTGACAAAACCCATTGAACGAGGTCGACAATAGTCGATCGCTCGGAGGCCATCCTATCCGACTCGAAGTACGCCGTATTGTACTCTGTGACGTAGATCCTCCGGGCTTCGTAGAAGAGTTTACGTAACCCTTTGAACTGCTCCGGGGTCTCCAGGAGCTTCTTGAGGGGTCTCCTGAGGAGCCTCCCTTCCGCCCCGAGGACGCGGCCGATAGCCTGTCCGAGGAGAGGGTCGCCCCGGCCCATGATAGCGCCCAGCTCGTTGACGGCCTCCGACCCCCCTATTCCCCCGGCGACAGCGTAGGTCAGGAAGTCATCGACGTCGCCGATAGCGTTAGCGATAGGCCGGGACATAAGCGACTTGAACGTCCGGGCCCCTCCGAGGGACCGCCGGAGCATCATCGTCTCTACGATCTCGTCGGGCAAATCGAGGAGTGCCTTCTTCGCAGCGAGGCCGACGCGATCCCCGACGTTCGCTATAGTAATTACTCGATCCGTGGCGGCCGCGTGGGCCGACAGGAGGTCCCCTGCGACGCGATCGACGCCTTCCCCTAGCTTCTTACCGGCTATCTCCTCGAAGCGCTCAAGGCGTCCTCTGATCCGTCTGCCGAGGATAGCCGCCCGGTCGGCGTTAAGACGCCCCCGACGCATATCCTTAGAGATACGGCCGAGCATACGAGCGTACTCGTCGTAGAAAGCCCGTAGCTCCTTCGGCCGTCGCTCCTTGAAGTAAAGGAGCCGAGCCTTCTGTACCGCTTTGTTATATTCGCCGTCGAGAGTCATTTCTTGTTCTTTAGTCGTCGGCTATGTACGAGCTCCGCTACCCGGCGGGCCGCGAGCTTCTCTACGCGTCGGGGCTTATGTCCCCGCTTCTTGTACCGTACCCGGTACTCCTCGATCATCCTCTCGATATCCTCGCGGGCAAGCCCGGCCTCGGCCGCTTCGGCTTCGGTAAATAGTACTTTCATCTTTCCTCCGCTCCTGTATAGGCTTCTCTCGTTTTTCCCTTCCGGTGAATAATCTTCTGGACCTTACGCTTTGCGAGGGCCCGGGCCCGGGCCTCCTTATGGCCTTTCGCTACGTAGTGCGAGTACCATTTAGAGATAAGCTCCTGAAGCTCCTTCCGGGAGACCTTTACCCCGTTGACAATCTCGTCGGGCGATAGCTCCGGCCAGCAACGGCGGGCGAAGAGGCCGAGGAGCTCGTTCATCTGGTATGAGTTGATAACCTTCCGGTTGTACGCCTCAACGATATGTTCGTGGATTACCCGGTTCCAGGGCCTTCGCGTCAGCTTGAGGAAAACCCGGAAGAAAAATTTCTTTATGTGTCGTCGAAAGCGCTTAAACATTTTCTTCTTCCTCCTCCTCTCCTGTCTGTTTTAGGTCGGCCTCCTCTTGTTCCTTCTGCGCGGCCGACTCGACGATCTCCGCCTCGATCTGCGTCCAGTCCGCCGGATCGATCGCGAGCCTCTTCGAGTCAATAATCCCCTTGAGCGCCTTCGCGTTGAGCGTCGGCGAGTTGACGTCCATCTTGAAAGCCGCCTCAAGGACAGACTCCCAGTCCTCGACGTCGGTCTCGTAGTCGAAGTCACGCTTCCATGAGACCTTACCCGTCGGCGAGGCTATCCCCCATCGTTGCTCGGCGAAGTTGATAAGGCTCTGCTCCGCCGCCTCCCGGTGCCCGGCCATTATCGACAGCCTCGGGAGCTTGACGTCGAGGAACTCAACCTTACGGGCCTCCCCGGACGTATTCGGCCCCCGGGTAAGCTCGTCGGCCGCTATCGTCGAGGCTTCGTCCTTCTTCCTCTTGAGGGCCGCCTCGATAGCGCTCGAAGCCGAGACAGAGGCCGAGTCGTATATCGACGGCGTAATCGTCGAGCCGCCTATCACGGAGGGCTCGATAGGTATCATCCGGCCTCCCTCGCGTTTGACTTTGGCGGCCTTGTTGAAGGAAGTCGTGTCGGTCCCGAGGACGAGGAGCATACGGCCACCGCCCTCGATGGCGTCGTTATCCCCGGCCGACGCGAGGTTCATATACGAGATATCAACCGAGGCGATCTCGGTAGTCCCGGCGATAGAGAAAGCGTCGTCATCGTCGGTATAGAAGAGAGGGACATAAGGGATCTCCCCTCCGGTCTTCTCAAGCGTACCCTGTACGGTCTGCCCTTCCTCGTAGACGAACTCGCCCTCGGAGTCGAGAAGGATCCATCCTCCAACCGCCCCGAAGTCTTCCGTTATCTCCGTATAGTTACCGGCGATATATACGAGCTTGAGCGTATCGACCGTCCCGTCATAGCCCCCATCCTTAACGACCGTCCGGGAGGAGATATTTATTACGAGGGCGACGAGACGGCCGTCCTCGTAGATCCAGTTGGGTACGGCCGACGGGAGGTACCGGACGAGGTACGGATGAAACCCGTTCTGCTCGTCGGCTTCCGTCCGGACGACCCCGGTATCCTGAGGGGCCTCGACGCCGCACCAAACATGCCCCATGACCATCGACCACTTTTGAGCCGTGTTCATAAACGTCGGGAGCGTCGCACCCTTGCGATCGACATCATAGTAGAGGAGCTCCGCCTTCGTGAGCGGGGCCGAGAGCTCCGACTTAGGTCGTATATTCCCGAGACTCGATATATCGAGGTCGCCGTCCTCCGGGTTAGGTGCCTCCGAGGAGAGCGCCCCGACAAACCGCTCGACCATCCTTTTTGTAAACTCCGGGAACGTCGCGGAATCCTTCCGGGCATCGTAGTGCGTCGTACCGAGGTCGGTAGCGCCGTCCCCCTCGTCCGACCGATGCTCCTCCCAATAGAACAATTGAAGGAGCTCGCGGACCTCTGTCCCGCCCCGGTAGACCTTCTCGGCCTTCGTCCATTCGGCGAGCCGGTCGTCGTACGTCGGGTGCGTCGCGGTCGCGAAATCTTTGAGTAAATCTGCCATCGTATTAACCGGTTTATTTTACGATCATATACTCCTCGGCCGGATCGCCCCGGTCGAACAGCGTCTTGATAAAGTAGCGTATCATATCCATGCAGTTATGGACCAGAATCCCGTTTGCGAAATACTCGGGAGGCCCTAAAACAGTTAGATTGTAAACATCAGCTATTAGCTCGTTTGCTGACTCGGTATCTACCTCTACATTTCGGAGAACAGGTTTTTGACTTGCTATATCGATTGGTATTGTAGGGTTGTCCGCAGATAATACATGTCCGTTCTTCGGTATCAACCCTTGATGCTCTCCTCGCTGCTGATTTGCAAGCATTTGAGCAGTATTTGTGTCCTCCGATATCCCTTGTGAAGTAACTCTTTTGGCAGTACTGACAAGAATACTCTTTTTCTTCTCGGTTTTCCCAATATTTGCGAGATTGTTTCCTATGCCACTCTCGACCCTCAGGACTCTTATGCCACTCCGATGCCTTCTTCTGTATTCGCTTAAGGTGTTGTTTTTGCTTCTCTGACCTAATCCCCGGGTTGGTTTTAGCATGATTGTTGACATGCTCCTTAACAGGGACCAATTCAAGATTATCAATCGAGTTATTAAGATGATCGCCATCTTTATGATGAATATGATAACCTTTTGGAATCGGACCATGATGAGCTTCCCATATCGCCCGATGAAGGTACCTAAATCCTTGTTCGAAGTATTGGGAGCTACATCGGTAATAGCATCGGAGACTCCATTGTTTTGACTTGGGATATCTTCGGTAAATAATACCTTGAAATTCAATCTCCTCAACGTCTGCCATTGGTCTTGAATCAGATTGTGTAAGCTATTGTTTTTCATAGTATATAACGTATCGGATTGAGTCAGTGTTTCTAATGGTACAAAGCCTTTTTCATTCGTATATACTAGATGATCTTTGGTCCCAATTAGTACTTGACTATTTGAAAACCGCCGTGTTATTACTTTTGCATTTTCCCTACTCAATCCTGCTTTGATAGCGGGGAAATATCCGTATCTGGTTCGTATCAAATCCCCCGGTCGAATAGACTCAATTGGTTTAGGTCCGTTAATAGTTTCTATCATCGTACCAGCAATAAAACAGTGATCGAAGGCTTTCAAGGGCTTGTCCTCGCCCCTGAGTTGCGCCTTCTCGTCCCATAGGTAAGTACCGAACTCCTCGATAGCCGGACGCATAGCCGGTATATCGTGAAGGATCAACTCCCCGGCCGCGAGCTTCGACGACGTTACGCGTATACCGTCGATAACCTCGTTGTCAGCCGGCCGAATGTCGTAGTCCCTCTCGCGTAGCTCGGCGATAAAGCTCCGTGCGCTCGGGTCGGCTACAATAGCCGCGAGCGGTATCCCCCGAACAAACGCCTCGAAGTCATCGGCGAGAGCGCGGTCCGTCTTCGTCCTATTCGTCGCCATCGGATCGTAGTAATAGAGGTCGATCAGGTAGACCTTTCGCCCGAGGCCGTAGCCGAAGAGACCGAACACCGTCGGGTTGATCGTACCGTAGTCGACCGCTACGCCGTACTGAGGAAAGGACGCCGGGATAACCTTACGGACGTGCTTCTCCTCGTCGAACATCGAGTAAACGGCTCCGGCCGCCTGTACCCATAGCCCGAGAATAAAGCGTTGAAAGAACAGCCCGACGTTCTCCCTCTTGAGGGCCTCGATAAACTCATCTTCGAGAAAACCCCCGTTACTCCTTCGGTTATGCTCGAGTGTAAACTTAAACCGGCGCCATCCAAGATCGAGGTACCGGTCGAGGTACTCCTTCTTGAGGTAGTGAAAAGGCGAGTCAGGGTTCGTCGTCCCGAAGCCCCGGGAGCCCGGAGGACTCATCCTATGTAACAGCTCTACAAAGAACGTTTGTGGCCAGAGGGTAAGCTCGTCACCGTACCAACCGGCTACCGTCGAGCCACGTATTTTTTTATAGCTCGCCTCGTCGCGGGCAGAGACAAACGTTACCTCGCGCCCGGCGAGCGTTCCATATCCTTTTCCTAGTGAATAGTCGAACGTCCGGGCCCCGAGGATATCCTGTAGGGGCCTCAAGACGTTCCGGTTCAACGTGTCCTGCGTATTGCCTACCATGAAGAGGATCCCGGGAGGAGCCGCCTCGACGTGCTCTACCCACGGCACAAACGACCCTATCGTTTTTCCCGAGCGGACAGCCCCTTCCCAGATATTGACCCTCCGGTTCGCCCGGGCAGCCGACCAGGCCTGTCGAGGGGTAAAGCCGTAGGCTAAATGCTTCATTCGTCATTGTACCTCCCCCTCCTCTTCTAATTCGCGATCCCATACCTCGAAGAGTTCGTCGTTCTCCTTCGTTACCTGCCGGAGAGCCCGGGCTATCTCGGTCTGATAGCCTTCGTCCCTCGGGTCTTCCGTTATCCGCCTCGCGGGCTCGTCGTCGTAATCACGGCGGAGCTCAACCGTCGAGACTTGCATAGCCCGGATAATCTCCCCGACGGTCCAGGGCTCTCGGATAACGACTACCTTCTTTATTCGACCGCTCTTGTCGTACTCGTACTCGACCTTCCCGAGGGGATCAGCAGCGCGGAGAGCGGTAATACCTTTCGTCAATAGGAGGCGTTGTCCAGCTATCCTCGCCTTCCTGTTCGCGATCTTCTCCTTGTTGACCTCCCGGCGGGCTTCTTTCTCGATATAATCGTCGTACTCGGCGGCCCGCTCGACCCAACCCCAGCGCTTCCCCCACTTGGATATTTGCGTCTTACTCTTACCCAACTCCCGGGCAACCTTTACATAACTGCGGGTGTCCCCGAGGTCGAGGTACGTCGAGAACGCCTTGTAAGCCTTCCGCGACTCGCCTTTATTCCGCTCCCATATAGCCCGCTCTTCAGTCATTCGCCCTCGGATTTTTCAGGGTTTTCGGGCTGTAGAAAGCCCTTGTAAACGGCGGGGTCTGTCGTATCCGTATCGGCATACCCTATAGGAACCGAGAGCGGAGCACCGACGCCATGATCGAGCATCTTCTCTATATTGAGGATTATCCGCTCGGTCATAGTCCTGATAATACTCCGGAATACCTCAAGACGGGCAGGGTCGTCTTTAAGAAACGGCTCGATAAACCACTCGATATGTGTAGTCGGGGCTACAACCAAGTGAATAA